TTGATACCCGCAAGCGGACAGGATTAGTGCAAGTGCCCAAACCAACCCTGCCGCCGCAAGTTTCTGGCTACTTCCCCAAGTTGCCAAAACTTTTGTCATTTGGATTAAGCCAGCGCAAGATCACTGGCGCAACAGCTGCTGCACCTGCCATTGCCAATGTCTTTGGGTCAGTCACGCCTGCCATGTATAGGGCAAGTGCTGCTGCCATAAATGAGCGCGCCCATGAGGCTGCTACGGCTTTTGCTTGTTCCATTTTTTGCTCTCCTTTTTGACTGCGGCTGCTTTTGCAGCTGGTGCATCTACCTGTGGAAATTCGCCTTTGTATGGCACAAACTTTGGTATGCCAAACCCGACGATCTCTTTGCCTTCTCCGTATGATCTGACCTTGACCATGACCATGCCGCCATTGCGTTGATCGCCTGTCCCAGACGTGTTGCCTTCAATGGTTAAGCAGGTCTTTGTGTCAATAAGTCCGACGACAATGCCAATGTGTGAAATGCGATCAATGCCGTCATGTGGAAAGTCCATAAAAGCCAAATAGCCAAGCTGCGGCATAGTTGACCAGCGTTGCATTTCCTTAAACTTATGCGCACCTGCTGCTGTGCTTACCACGTTAGGTATCTTGATGAAACTTTGCGCCGCACACCACATAACGAAACTTCCGCACCATGGCAGACCGTCTGCCTTTGTAAATTTGCCGTACTTTGTGAGGTTGTCACCTTCCTCAATTGTGCCAACCTCAGCAGCTGCAACCTCGATCAGTCGGGCATTTGTACCCTGCGGATAGTTACTCATCAGCCGTCACAATCGGTGTGGATTGTTCCGCTTGCATAGCGTCATAAGTTGATTTCAGCATTGAGGTGAACTCCCCATTACCTCGGTCAATTATGGCGTGTTCTACAATTGCTCCGTCTGGGTTTTCAATTTTAATAAAGGTTACTTTGTCCATTTTATAACTCCGCACTCAGTCCGATGTAAGGTATGCCTGAACCATCTCCTCGAATCCAGATCATTGCATTTGCAACAAGACCTGTTGAAGTTGGCAAAACTTCAGTAATCAAAGGAGTGTTATTATTAATTGTTAGAGCAGTAATTGCACCCTGTCCGCCATTGTCCAGTCTGTAAGTTGATAATTCTGCATAATCAACCGAAGTTGGACTTACTCGCATTGGGACTGGGCTTTGTATCTGAACTAAGCCCTGAGTAGTGCTGTAAGCGTATCCAAAACTAGACAAGGTTGGTTGTCCATTATTCACACCAGTATTGCGCCAGTAGTAACGCTGACAAGCGGCTAATTCTCCTTGAATTGTTCCACCTGCATAACAAAAAGCCGTTGGACTCGAGCCTAATTCAAGTTTGACTTTACTTAATGTTTTTGTTGCACCAGACGCCGTAAATTCAATAACCACATTTGCCAAACCGTCGGCTGTAAAAGTAATCGGACTGGCTGCGTAACTTGGTGGCGTTGCGCCACTGTTGTAAATTCGACCTGTTGCTGTTCCTGTAAATGATAAAACATAAGTTCCAGCAGGCACATTTGCTTGTTCAACAATTTGTTGCAATCCGCCGCCGCTGTTTATTGTCACAGATTGTCCAGCTGGTGCGCTTGTGTATGTCAAAGTTGTATTTGTAAAATTAGACTTCCAACGATCAAAACCATAAGCACCAGAAGCAAGGTTTGCAGCTGACACATAAGAACGTTGATTGATTGTAAAATTGCCATTTATTACTAAATTTGGATTTGTACCATTGTCCGTTGGTGTCGCCCAAGAAGGCACACCGCCAGCAACGGTCAAAACCTGACCTGTTGAACCAACGCCCAAGCGAGTGTTTGTGTTTGCAGTTGCTGAAGAATAAGCGAGATCACCAAGCGTTGTGCCTGGTTGCAATGCTTTCAGTCGGGTGTCAACGCCTTGCAACGCAATGTCAAAATCGGCAGGCAGGTCGGTGACCAGGTCACTGCTCGTCGGTAAAACAAAACCATAATTCGTCGTTGGATTTGCCACTGTTCCCCCTTGTTAAGTGATAATTGTTGCACGTGCCCAGTCAAGTGTTGGCGACACGCCCGACCAAGTAAATGCAGCTGAAATGTCGTCCCACGCTAACGAGCTGAGCGAGTAAGCAGTAGGCGACAAATTGAGTGTTACGGACAATTGGTTGTAAGAGGCTTGAAATGACCAGCCTTCTACAAAGCCTTGAAAGATTGCGTCCATGTTTGATGGCAGATCGTTAATCGCTATTGCTTCGCCCATAAATACGTTTATGAGATCGTCACGGTCAGCATTGTCTAGCTCTGGGTTTGTTAGGTCAAAAGTAATCTGGCTAAAAATCGGCTGTGGGTTTTTACGCAATGCCAAATAGAAATTGGCTTGCTGGGTCGCATCTGCTGAGTTGTGCAATGTTGTATCGATAATTTGCGCCAAACTGCCATACTGGGCAATTGACGTGGCATCACTAGCTGATTGCTCTGAGCTGCTGGTTGCGTCGTATTTAATGGTGATGTTATTGCGCACGTCGCCAGCGCGGGTTTCAATGCGTATGCCAGCTGCGCGTGCGTTGTTTGCTGACAATTGCACATAACCGTTTGTTGCCAAATACTGTGCGCGGTGCGTGGCGTCAGCGTAAGAAATGCGACCCTGTGCGTCCTCGTAAATGTAACCAAGACCTGATGTTGCCAATGCTGAAACTAAAGAATAAACATCTGTTCGCTCACTTGATCGCGCTGCAAGCTCATAGTCACCTGGTCGATCTATGTCACCTAACCCAGTGTTGCCTGCTGCCGCCCATGTTGTTGTTGGGTTGTAGGTTGCCCATGTTAAAGCTGCTGGAACTTGCGCCCATGTACTAAGTAAAAGACCAGACAAAACCTCATAAATCTGATCGCCGTCAAAATCTTTGGAAAGCACGCCATTGGTTAAAGCCTTTGGCAAACGCGACAATGCGCCCAGTGCTGTGATGCTGTATGTCTGGGTGAACATTGTGCTGCCAACGTCGCGCACCTCTAAGGCAATGTCCACGACCGTGCCGCCAAAAATGGGCACAAATGTGCCTGACGTATTTTTTACTTGCACGCTGATGCTGCTGTTGATGTTAACTGGTATTGCTGTCTGGTCAACGTCCAACAGCTGTAAATTGACATAACCTGCTTGTGCTTGTTCGTAAATGTTTGTTCGACCTGACGTGATTGACAGGTTAGCCAAAACAGCGTTTGTGTAAGCTGCGCCGTCGATCTCTACTAGCCAAACAGGCGACCACTGACTCATGAGACTAAAGCACCAGCACCAGTCGTGCCTCGATAAAAGCTGTCATTAAGTGTTTGGACAATTGTCCGTGCTGTGCCTTCTTTATCGATTGCACCGTTAACTGTCAGGTTAATTGTCGGACTTCCCATGCTGGCACTTTCTGCAACTCTAAATTGTCCAGCTTGAAAGTTTGTGATACCTAGCGCAGCTTGTGCAGCTTGTTCTGAGGCAACAGCCACGCCGTTAACCTTTGTGACTTCGCCTTTCCAATTTGTTTCAACCACATTTTCCGGAAGTGAAGCCTTAACACTTTTTCCTGTTGGCATACCAAATGATTGACCATTTGGCATTGTTCCTGAGAAACCGCCGCTACCAGTAAGACCCAAACCGCTGGTATCAACGTTACCTCTGTTTGCCAAAGCATTTGCACCTGCCAAAACTGACGCTGCAATTGCCACTGCGGCAACACCTGCCAATGGATTAAGTGCAAAGTATGAGGCTACACCTGCAACAATTGATGCAGCCTTCAAGGCGTTGTATGCGGTAATGACTGTTTTAATCAAAGAAATTGTAGCCATAACGGCAGCACTAATTTTTGATACAACAAACAAACCTGCCAAAACACCGCCTACGATTAACAATTCGTCTTTAAGATCAATGACCGTTTTAATTATCTTTTTGATTTGCTCACCAAACTTAAACGCACCGTCTGTGCCGTTTTCTGTTGCCTCGGTCAAACTGCCTTGACCAGTAAGGGCATTTATAAATGACTCCAAATTAGGTACAACTGTACTTAAAACATAGTCCGACAATTCCTCAACGATTGGCAATAAAGCTGCACCGATTGACTCTTTTGCCTCGTCGGTCGCAATGCGTATGCGCTCAAATTTGACTGCGGCTGTTTCAGCTGCGCCTTCTGCAAAACGTCCGTACGTTGTCTCCAACGACTCAATGATTGCTTGGTTGTCTTTTGATTTAAGCAGATTTGCGTCAAGTCCTAAACCTAATTTGCCAAGTGCAACGGTGTTGCCGTCATAAGCTTTGCCCAAAGCATTTGCAACTGTCTCGACTGGCTTGCCTGTCACAACGGCTAAATCAAGTGCAAGGTTGAGCAGACGTTGTGCCTCATCTACGTCTTTTGTCGATCTAACCAGTCTGCCAAAAGCAGGGCGTAATTGATCGTCCGTGACACCGATTGCAATTGACGTTTTGGTGATGTAATCCTCAACACCTCGTACTTGTGCCGCCGTCGCACCTGTGGTCGCCTTGATTGTTTCGTTTAATTTTTCCTGTGCTGCTGCGTCCTCGGCTGCCGCTTTTACTGAGTCAGCTGCAAATGCCAATGCGGCTGCGCCAGCAACAGCAAATGCCAATGCCGCTTTTTTGCCAAATTCTGTTGCCTTGTCGCCAAAGCTTTGTGTGCTGGTTTCGGCTTTTTTTA